TTAATGCTAGAAAAGAAGTGGATAAAGATAGAGACCAAGAAGAATAAGACGATAATTACACTTACAGCCAAAGGAGACACACTAGCAAATGCAGCTTCAAGGCTTTTAATTGAGATATGAACATGGAAGACTTTAGAGAAAGAGACTCAGTCACAGGAAGAAAGAGCATAAATAGGCTCAACAAAAAGAACCTAGGAAGCGACGAACTGGAAGACATATTGCTAGAAATAGAGGAAGAACCACCTCTAGACATAGATGATGACTACGAAGAAACAGAATGGGACAGCGCAGATGCATACGAGCATGAATCGGCATAAATTGAAACCCACTGCGCAAAACAGCAAAACAGTAGGTTTTAAACCTAATAAATCTATATTAGTGTAGTATTAAGGATATTATTAAAAGGACATGAGGTTACAAATGCAGAAGCCACCACTTAATTACATGGAAATAAACGTCCCCGAAGGCAAGTCCTCCCAGGATTACAACTACAAGGAACGACGAGCGGAGATATTGCAGCTAGTATTGCAAGCAGGACACCCAGACGCAATCAGCAGAACTGAGATGGGAAAGCGGTACGGAGTAAGCCATACCATGATTGTGAAGGATATGAAATGCATAGCGGAATGCCTCAAGTCTTACATGGGAATCAAAGCTCACGTGATAACGAACACGATATACTACCGAGTAACTAATGATTTAATGAAGAGCAAGGACAACCGTGACAAATTCAATGCAGGTAAGCTTTTAGGGGAATGGAACAACTGGCTATTTGCCACAGGCCAGACTGAGAAAGTAGCGGAAAAGATCGCAATACAATCTGAGAACAAGATGACATACGATGAGGCATATAAGGAACTAATGCTGAACGGCAGGATGGGGGAATCCAATGAAACAGGCAATAAAGGAAATAAATAGTGCAATCACAGCACAAAAAAGAGAAGGCAATCCGACAGCCGTCAAGAGTTTAGAAAGTATCAAAGTTATGGTCAACGAACTCATCAAGCGATATGAAAAAAAGCTAGCTAAAAAGGACAACCAAAGCGACAGCAAAAAGAGCAAAGAACTGAGTCTAACTCCTATAAATGTCCAGGGCACGTTTATGACCCAAGCAGTAAAAGAGGAAATTAAGAGAATATCAGAACAACAAATAGTGCGTGCTCCTGTGGAATGCGGAACAGACATAAACGACCCAAAGCAACTGCACGCACTATGGGCAAAGATTAAGCCATGGGTCCGAGCGGAAGCAGAAGGAGTAGTAGACGAAGTAAGGAGGGGAATACATTGAGTTATACTTTAAACCAATTAATAAGCACCACAATGGCAGTAGTTTTTTATAATTAATCTTTTAGTAATATTTTGTTTGCTCTTTTTGTTTAACAGCTTGGAAAATATGTGGTGAGAGAAGGAAGTACAAAGGAAGGTATTTGGGGAATAAATTATGGTGAACTCAACAAAATGGATAAAAAGGAAGCACTAAGAAGGGTCAGAGAGATGGATGTCAAGTCCATGGTCCGAGACAAATGGGGGGAAGAACTTACTCCAGGACAAGAAGACATAGTGCGACGAATAGCATTCAGGAAACAGAAGAGGCTCGGAATAAGTGCCATGACTAGGTACGGAAAGAGCCATTGCGTCAGCAGGGCAATAGCCCTTTTAATCGATATGGGTGTCCCAGCAAAGATAGCATTTATAGGTCCAAAGCAAGAACAAGCAGGAATTCTACGGCAGTACATGAACGATTTAATTGTCCAGGACAAAGACGGAACCCTACTAGACAAAGCACAACTTAAAGTCAAGGGAGCACAAAGACTGCAGAAGGAAGCAAGTAGGAAACGTATGACATTTAAGACTGGTGCAGAGTATCGAGTCTTCAGCGCAGAAGGAGAAGCAAACCGTTTGATGGGATTCGGTGCGGATATTTTAATTATAGATGAGCGAGTTTTAATACCTCCTGCAGCAGAAGCAAAGATAGGAAGAATGATAGGGGACAACCCAGACGGCTTTATGATTATTGAACTGTACAACCCATGGGACCGAGCGAGCAAAGCATACGAACACACCATAGATCCAGATTGGGACTACATCCACATAGGATGGGAGCAGGCAGTAGAGGAAGGAAGGACAACAAAGGAATTCGTAGACATGCAACGGAAGGAACTGACACCAATAGAATTCACCATACTTTATGAGAGCCAATTCCCACTAGAAGCAGAAGACTCACTGCACAGCCTAGTGTACATAGAACGAGCAGAGAAAAAACGACAGTACCTATACAAACAAGCAGAGAACATGGAGTCAGGAATCAAAGCGCTTAAAGATAGACTAAAGAAACCAATAAGCAACGAACTCAGGGATGAAGTAGAAGAAACACTCGTACTGCTGCAGAAGAATGTTAATAAATATACCAGGATAATCAGTTGCGACCCAGCAGACAAAGGGCGAGATGAGATGGTCATGTTTTGGGGGATAGAGAACAAACCACACAGGGAAGTCATTGGGTACTACAGCGAACCAAAGACAGACAGCATGGAAATGGTTGGAAAATTAGTGGAGCTAGCCAAGAGTTACATCGGTTACGAGATGAAAGGAATAATTAAGATAGACAAGGTAGGAATGGGAGTGGGCCCATTAAGCAGGCTTAAGGAAGTTATACACGGCGAACTAGGGATGAAGAACATACAAATCATGGGATGCGGTGCAGGTGAGAAAGCAGTCAAGACAGATTTATTTATTAACCAGAAGGCAGAGAACAACTTCCGTCTCAAAGGAATAATGGAGGACGATTTAATCTCATTCCCCAAATTAAGGAAACTAAGAATGCAGCTGATGGCCATGAAATGGGACTTGACAAGCGCAGGGAAAAAGAAAATTATAGATCCAGAAGAGAAATCCCCTGACTGGAGCGATGCACTTGTCCTCTTTGTTTGGGAAGGAAAACCAGCCTTCAGCTTTGATTTTCTATAATTGCCGTACCATAAAAAAGTTTAAATAGAGATACGAATGTGAATACTATACTGCTCTCCAAACTCACACTCAATGAAATCATTTAAAGACTTATTCCAAAAGAAAAGCGTCATAAAGGTAGACTATCTCGAAGAAGAAACCAGAGGGGGGATTCAGAAAAGTTATATTCCCAAGTTTTTATACAAGCCACCATTCGGATACCCACGGTACGCTGACATTTCTTATATAAGATGGCTAGCAAGCACTCCATACGCAGAGATGGCAATCTCAACAGTAATCGACGAACTGGCATCAATAGAATGGGACATAATCTTAAATCCAATTCTAGAAGAGGAAGAGGACGACCCAGCAGAGCGCCAAAGTATAAAGAACTTCTTCAACAACCCAAACACTAATCCCGAAAGTTTTGAGGAGACATTTATCAGAATGCCAGTCCGAGACTTATTGGAGATAAACACAGGTCTGCTCGTAAAGGTTTTTAATCTTAAAGGAGACATGGTGGAAGTAATAGCAAGAGACGGTGGAACCTTCTTAAAGAACCCAGACATTCACGGGATGTTTACAGACCGAAAAGATTTAATCATCCCAAAAAACATAGTTGATAATTTCTCGGAAGCAGTAAGCTTTCCAATGCAAAACATTTTTAACCCAACTGTAAGAGAACAAGCAGCATACTACCAGTACGGTTGGGTAAGCGGTCCAATCCCAGTCCCATACGGAAAGAAGGAAATAGTCTGGATGGAACGGATGAAGCGAACCGACGACCACTACGGAAAAAGCCCAATCCAAATACTAGCGAACACCCTGCAATGGTTAGTCTGGGCAATTGAAAGTGACATAGACTACTTCAACGAGAACAACGTACCAAAGGGAATAATCGGACTAGACAATAGTGACACAGACGAACTGCAAGCATTCAAAGAACAATGGAACGCACAGCAACAGAAGAAAGACCAATTCGGAAATATGCGGAAGCAACTGCACAAGGTCCCAATCGTTAATAGAATCCCGCAATTTACCAGGATAGAATTTAGCAGCACAGAAATGCAACTTATAGAAAAACAGAAATGGTACTCAAAACTGGTGTGGGCAAGCTTCGGAGTAACACCAACTGAGCTAGGATTCACAGAAGAGGCATCAGGACAAGGAAACCAGATCGTACAAAGCAAGGTGTTCCGTAAGAAAGCAATCAACCCGATCCTCCGATTAATGGAAACAAAGTACAACAGCCAGATAGTAAGCCAATGGGACTTCACGGCAGAAATAACAACCGAGAAAGGCAGCACGTATGAAATACCAAAGTACCTTCTTAAGTTTAAGGTGTTTGACGTTGACGAAGAGAGAGGGAAGTACGAACTTTATGACCTCCAGGTCAAGAGCGGAATCAAGACCATCAACGAAATCCGAAGAGCCGAAGGACTTGAAGAAATTGACTGGGGAGACTTACCACCAAAAGACTGGCAACAATCTGAGAGCAGTTTCAGCTTTGGCGGAATGGGTGTAGGAGATGACTGGCAAGACAGACAGAATCAGGCAACCGACACCAGGGGAATGGAAGAGAAAAGCAAAAAAAAAACATCACAGTATTTAAATAGAAAATCACTTGGGGTAGATAACCCACTAATTCTAAAGGAAAATGAGCGACCAACTGAATCAGGACGAATAGAAGAATCCTTGGATTATGTTTTGAACGAGAACAAGAAGCGGGTCCTTGAAATACTAAGAGCAGAGATGCCAGTCCAGAAGAAGGGAATCCCCGACCTAGTAAAGAAGCTAGGGATCATCCTGCTATTTAGAATTGAAGACCTAAAAAAGATAGTGGGCGCAGTATTAAGAAATAACTATTATAGCGGATGGGAAGAAGGCGAGAAAGTATTCGACAAGAACTTCCTGCCAGACCAGGACGCAATCAAATACATCCAGGACTACACATTCGAAAATATAAAAGACATGACCGAGGACATCGGTGACAAATTAAGGCAGGTCCTAGAGCGAGGATTTATGGATGGCCAGGGAATCGATGCAATCAGCAAAAACATAGATACCGTGATGAACGCTGGAAAAGTTAGATCCGACACAATCGCAAGAACAGAAACAAATCGAGCATTTAACTACGGTAAGTTACACGCAATGAAGAAGGGCGCACCAGACACAAAGAAGTGGCTCAAGTACACCCTAGACAATCGGACAAGTGAAATAAGCAAGGTACTACACGAAAAGTACGGAACACCAGAACAAGCGATAGGACTTGACGATACATTCTCAGTAGACGTTAAGGTGGGTAAGAAGGTAAAAATAATTGAAGGGCAAGCACCACCCTTCCACCCAAACGAACGTGATAGTCTTATGTTTACAGCCGAATAAAGATTGGTTGAAACACAAAAAAGTTTAAATACGGAACCAGTATAGAAGTAATATGCATGGGTAAGGCGAACCACAAAACTTCGCCAAATGGAAACAAACAACAATACAAAGGCAGCATTTTATGTGCAAAGTAGTGAACTAACTTTTAAAGCTAAAGCTGATGGGAGTAGTAAACGCTATATAATTTCTGGTGACATAAGCACCGACGACGAAGACCTCGTCTCTGATATTGTAACTCAAAAATGCATGGATGATATTTTCACGCAGTTAGAAAACAGGACAATCAAACTCGACTATGAACATGAGACGTTTATAGGAGACTCAGCATTCTCAACAGAAAAAGCAAAGACTAAAAGCCCACTAGGTAAACGAGTCATGTGGGAAAGAAAACCAAACTCAGTCCACGTAGAATGGGAACTGAACCCAGACTGGCAAATCCGAGACAAGAACGGCTCAGTAGTCAAAGACTTTAAAGCTGTATGGCGAGAAATCAAGAACGGATTTTTAGATGCATTCTCAATAGCTTATGTTCCGCTTCAATCGTCCAACACACCAAAGGAAGGACGAACAATAAGACTCCTTGACAAAGTCAACTTGCTAAATGTTGCACTAACAGGAACACCAGTTAATCCAGCAGCAAGGATGAGTGCGGTGATGGCAAAGAGCCTAGAATATATGGAGCGGAAAAACATGGAAAATGAACAGAAGGAAAAAGACAGCAAGATGAACTCTATTAAAAAACCTAGTCCTGAAGAAAAGGACGAACAGGAGGAAGACAAAGTGAAAACAGAAAAGAAATCAGAAGAAACACCAAAAGAACCAGACGCTCAAGCAACTCCTGCAGAAGAATCCACCGAGGAATCAACTGCATCAGAAGCTCCCGTAGGCGCAGAAGTGAAAAGCATGCAGAACCAATTAATTGAGATTAAAGCTCAGCTAAAAGTATTCGATGCACTACACAAACAAGTTGAAGAACTGAAATCAGTTGTCGAGTCCGCTCGAAATTCAACAATCGGAGCTGCAGATGCGGCTGAATTACAAAACAGAGCAGAAGTCAAAGCACAACCAACATCAATTGGTCCGCTTGACTACATCTAAGGAGGAAAAGACAATGCAAGAAACTGTGAACATTAATGGCTCATCGCAAGTAGTAAATACTGGCGACATGAACGAAGAAATGAGTCGAATCGGTACAAAGGGATTCACTCGTGCAAGTGCGTACGAACATTCATTTGGTCGATATCAAGACAAAACCGCTTATTATAATCCATGGCAAAAAATAGATGCAAGACCAGGACTAAAGTCAATCTTTGAAAAAGGATTCCAAGCAGTCCACAAGAAAGCATTCGGTCCTTCACCAGGATCAATTGGTGGAACTGGAACAGCTGGAGTAGGTATGGTTCCTGTTTCATTGGATCCTCGGATTCATGACGAAAGCAGAAAGTACACACCCATGGTTGAGTTAATTTCTCGTGTAACAAACATGGGACTAACAGCAGACTACAACGTGCTCACTGCAAAAGGAGCAGCATACACTGGTCAACCAGATGCAGCACTTCAAGAAGCAGACAACACATACGTACGACGCTCAAAAAGCATCAAGTACCTTTATAGCGTTGGACGAGTCCTAGGTCCTGCACAAGCAGCAGTACCGTCCTACATGCTTCAAGGATTTAACCCAAGCGGTTCTGGAATGCAAGAAGGCCAAGTATTTGGTCCAGCAGGCGCACCAGATGCACGAGCACTTGAAGTACTAACAAAGGCACGAGCAATGAAGGAGCTAGAGGAGAACCTTATTTTTAATGGGGACGCTTCAAGCGACGCAACACAGTTCGACGGTCTAATTGTACAACAGAGTACAACAAACCAGCTGGATTTAAGTAGCGCAGCACTAACTTATGACGACGTCGAAACTGCAGTACGATACGCATACGACGATGGTGGACGACCAAAACTAGCAGTTGCAAGTTCAACTGTTATTGTTGATTTACGAAAGATTATGATTGATACTTTCGGATACCGTCCAGCAGATATTGCAAACGCAGAACTTCCATTCGGAGTTCCAACAGCAATCAAGCTAGAGACAATGGTGGGAACAATTCCATGTATTCCGTCAATGTACTTAAGCAACGTCAGTGGTTCCAAACAGCTATGGTTCCTAGACACCGACTACATCGAGATGAGAGTCCTTCAAGATATGACTTATGAAGACCTCGCTCATGATAACGATAGTTATAAATTCATGTTAAAGATGTACGAGACTCTTGTAGTAAGGGCACCAAAGTTCAACTCGTTCATCGATAACATATTGTGAGGAGGAAAAGACAATGGCAGCAATCTTACTAAGTGCATGTACCGTCGTAACTCTGTGTGTGGCAGGAGTTAAAATCGTTAAGATCACAACACCAGCAACAGCAGACGACGGAGATACAATCGATGTTTCAACTCTGTTTGAAGATGGATGTTTCAGTTTAGTTTCTGGTGCATCCGATACCACAGCAATCTCTGCTGATAAGTATGGCGACAAAGAAGTCACCATCCCAGGTAGCACAGACAACGAAGCAAGAATCATCGTTATAATCGGCAATTAAGCCGTCTTTTTTTATTTTTTTATTTTTAGTTATTACCAACAA